ATGGGCAAAATGGGCGCTGGCTTACAAAGCTTAGCATTTGTAGGTACAGTAGCTACTAGTAATTTAGTTAAAAATATTCAAACAGCAAAAGAGAAGTATGGGTCTCAAGACTTCAATGCAGTAAAGGGACATTTTAAAGGTCTTATAAAGGAAGGTTTTGATGTTATATTTTCTAAAAAAGAAAATAGAGATGTAGAAAAAGAAGAGTTTAAGTCTAAGTTTCAAAACAGTTTTGGTAGCTTAAAAGGTATGATTAACGGCACGTTTTTTGCTGAAAAACTTGTAGAGGAAGGTGAATACAATAGGGCTTACCTAGAAGAAAATCCAGCCGAAGCCGCGAAGTTTGATATACTTAGATCGACTAAAGAAAACCCTGTTAAAGCCGAAGGACTTCCATATGACGGATGTTATTCTGAGTTAGAAATGGTGGACGGTAATTGGAAAAGAATGTACTATGGGCCTAATGGTGAAAAAATAACTAGCTTTGACGAAGACGGTACTCCAAAATTTAAAGGCACAGAGCAGGTAGGTAGCGATGAAAAAGAAAGAGTTGTAAAGAATCCTAGAAGAAAACTAAAAGGTGAAATGGTGCCAGGTACTGAAACACCACCGGGTGAAGATGAAGGTGCTTTATACGATGGAAGTGGTTTAAAAAGCGAAGAGGAATATATGAAAGTAAACAACCTGCTAGGTAAATACACAACAAAAACTTATGGTGATATAGAATCTGGCGATAAAGGATCTATTGATAAAGCATTAAAAGTTATGGGTTATGAAGCTAACGCTGAAGGTTTTGCTAAGTTTCAAGAAGACGATATGTTTTCTAGTAGCTTTTATAGACCTAATCTTATAGGTGAAGCGCCTGTAGTTGCAGAAGCAGAGCATTTTGGTTTAGACGAGACAGGTGTAGGAGGTCTTATAGTTAGAAAAAACCCAGATGTACAAGTTGCGATTCAAGAAGCGCAGTTAGCGGCTATGCAAGACGGTGCTCAAGGTCTTGAGTTTAAACCTAACGAGTATAAAAACGTACTTAAAGAAGTTATCAACAATAGAGACAAGTTTGTTGATATGACATATACTCCAATAGGTAATCAAGAATATAGCTACGCTCAACTTTTAGCTCAACCTAATGAGATGACTAAAGAGATGTTTAATCAAGTTGTTGCTGTAGCAGATGGGTTGTCTGGTATTGATCGAGGAGCTGACAATGTATTAAACATGCAAGATTTTGACGGACCAGAAGATGCTGCTAATTTAGCAATACTACGTAAAGGTATGCTTAACTACAACAATCCTCAGGCCCGTGAGATTTTTTATGACTTCTTAACTCAAGAAGGCGCTAGCCAGCACAAGATTCGCTTTGATAAATACACAAAAGACAACATGGTAATAGTACCAGGCGAGGAAAGTGAGGAAGGTGGTATTATTAGAACGAAAAAATCTGTACAACCTACATCTAGCTTCGTAGATAGCAATAAATACTTTCCAGCTTCATCTATGAATAATCTTGCGGTAGATATTAATAAACATGCCGACGTAGAGATTTCAGAGGGCATTTTTGCTACTTGGAATGATGCTGGGTATTATGAAGTTGACGGACGAGTGATTAAAAACAAAGGTAGTATGTTATCAACATTCTTTGGTGAAGAGCTTACAAACGACTTTAAGTTAACTGATGTGTATAGAAGTATAGAAGATTGGGATGCCGAAGGAGCTACTAGCACTAGTAAAGGTATAAGCAAGCAGTTTGAAAGTATGATTACAGGTAATTTTGCAGCTGGCTTCAGAGAGTCAGCAACTGAAAAGAGTTTAATAACTACGCTTAAGGCTATGCAAGACACTTATCCTCAAGTAACAAAGCTTATAACTGATTTGGAAGATTTGACCTTTGGCAGTGACGCCAATATGCTTACCGGATACCAGCTTGAAATGGACGTAGATAATGACGGTGAAGATGAAACATATAATTTTAAAAACAAGAACCAAAGATCTTCAGCGGCACAGCAATTTATAGCTGCGCTTAACAAGAGAATAGCAAAAGGAACTGTAAACAACGAATTTAATACTACAGAGTAAATGGTAGAGCAATACACTTTTGAAGGCGTAACATACAACGTTTCATCTGATAGACTGAATGATTTTTTAGCGAAATACCCTGACGCGGTAAAGGTTGAACAGCCGGGAAAGACGTCGGGCACAGCAATGGGCGATGCAGCTGCTGTGTCAAGCGATATGGAATCAGCATCGGAACCTGGTTCTTCGGAATCTCTAAATATAATTAACGTTGACGCGCCTGATCCTGAACGCAAGACATCTATACAGCATATAAGTATAGACGATATTAAAGGTACTAGCGGGTCAAATAGGACTGAAGCGCAAAGAGATTACAGTGGTGACCCTGACTTTGAAGAAAGCAACCTTGTCAGCGTGCTTACTAACCACTACAATAGAGTAGCGCCAGATAAAAATATTAGATTTGCAGAAGCCAAAGCAGGTTTAGACGCTATTGAGGTTTTAATAGGTGATCAAAAAGCAGGTGAAGGTCAGGTGTTTGACTTTGACGGAGGTCTTGAGATGGCTGCGCCGTTTACAGGGGAAGCGGTATGGTGGAAAAGCTTCTTTGGTACTAACGAAAAGTTTACAAACGAAGACTCTTTTGAGTCTATGAGACTTCATATTGAGACTTCAATAAACCCTCAAGCTAAAGATGACGTGCTTGATGTGGCTTCACAGTTTCTTACTGAAGGTAGCTACGGAGGTGGGTATGACGCTGACGCAAAGGATCGATTTATTAAAAGCATTGTAGGTGAAGAGGCTTTTGAGTCTAGAGGAGCTGGTTGGAGCTCTAGAGATGGTGATTGGGCTAATATGGAAGGTTCTCTTGATTTAGGGCCAGAATATGGTGGGCTTAAAATACCGTATAAATATTTGTGGGACAATAGAGACGATCTACGTATGGCCACGGCCGCTAGAAACGATGAAAATCTTGTTTTAGAGGTAATAGAAAACCAAGGCGAAGGGAAAGTATATTTAGATCCTAACAACCCTTTAACTGGTGTAAGAACCGAAGGGGCTTATAAGTATAGAGAAGATCAAGTTAGACCTTTGTTAGAAAACGCTTTTGAGGTTGATGAAGAAATCATGAGGCTAACTGATCTAATAAAGACTGGTACCGTTGGCGTGTTAAAAGAAGGTGACGAAGGGTATGATGATGGGTTGAAAGCACTTCATGCTAGATTGAACGTCGCATTACAGGAGCAAGGTGTTGTGCCATTATGGAAAAACGATGATTCTTCTTCTGGACTTATAGATATAACAAGAAGTACAGAGCTTTTGCATGACAACATGAGCGAACAAGAAGCTGAGTTCAATGTTGAATCAGATTTATTAGCTAGAAACAACAGCGTATATGATCTTCAAGAGATGGCTCTTAACGCTTATGCTAGACTCATAAACTCAGCTCAAGCGGTTATGGATAACGAAGAGTTAGTTTTAGATGAAGAACCTTTTGCATCACGCGGACCTGACGTTCTAGTAGAACAGTTTAAGAGCGAAGACGATTTAAATCTTCTTGACAGAGCAGCGAAACAACTTGATTCTCCTAATGCTAGAAGAGATCTAGTGGGTATAAACCGTATTGCTAACAACCGTAGTCTTGATAATTTCTTTCAGTTACCATTATTAAATTCTAAAATTGCTGAAAATGTACCTGCGGCGCAAGCCTACAACGATGCAGTTAACGATCTATTAGTGCTTTCAAAAGCTGTTGATTTAAACAGAAGAATAGACGCTGAGTCTAGAGACAGCTATGGCGTTGAAGTTATAAGTGATCTTGCTAACTCTTTTAGAGGTGAAAGAATTTTTCAACCAAAAGCAAGGCCTTCAAAAGAAACTGAGGAAGTGTTTAAACACGCCATGCATAACGGCGGTTTTGTTGTTCCAGATACATACGATAATAGGCGCATTGGCGAAGGGGCTCTTCAAGTTACAACTGATATGGCTCCACTCCTTATGGAGATCGCAGCTTTTAATAAGCTAGCTGGTGGATCTAGGTTAGTCAAGTATGTAGGTGGCGCTGTAACAAAGAGTTTAAATTCTATGAACGTGCTTTCAAGGATAGGACTTAGATTACCTAGGTTGTACAGCAACTTTAATAAAGCTGTTGGAGCTGGCGTAGGAACAACTCTTGAGTGGTCGGCGGCTGAAACTATTGGTGAAAAAACTTTAGGCTGGAAAGCTCAAACTATAGACCTTAATACTGGTGAAACTAGATTTACTATGCCTTTTGTTATGGGTATGTCTGGGACTATGTTTGGCGTTCTTCAAAATAGTCTCAAGTCTCAACTTATGAAAAATCCCTATGTAGGTGCTGTAGTAGAGCGTTTTACTGATACTACTTTAAAAACTATAGGTGGATCAACAGTTGGTAAGATAGTTAAGCCTTTTACTAACACAATAGGTAAAGCCGCGGGTCAAGGTGCTACAGCTACTGCTTTATTAACAGGTGCGGAGCTAGGTCAAATGAATATCGATTCGCTTATGAAAGCTGGTAGGTTTGCTGAGGCAGAGGAAATGGCCGAGCTGTTTGACAGCGAGCACCTGCTGAACACGTTTTACGCTATGTCTCTTTTAAGTGGTAAAAAAGTTTTACCTGAGTTTAAAGAAGCCGTTAGGCAGAGCGTGCAGCGCATTAAGTTTAGAACCGCAGAGTCAAACGCTGCTTCAAAAAAACTAGGCGGTATCGATCAAGTAAAAGGTACTAACTACTACCACAGCGAGCAAATTTCCGAGGGTGCTAATGCAGAAAAGAAAAAGATTGAAGCTGAAGACAGAAAGCAAAAGCGTCAAATTAAAAAAGACTTAGATGCTGGTAGAATATCAGAAGCTGACGCTAAGTCTAGAAGAGCTGAGCTAAACAAAAAGAAAAAAGAAAGTAAAAAAGAAGTTGATAATGCAGTAAAAGAGTTAGAACTGCACAACAATATTTTACACGCACAGAGAGGAGCTAGAAAGCAAAGAAAGTATAACGAGTACCTAAGAAACCAGCTAAATGATTTTAATATACTAAGAGGCTCTTTAGGTTTACGTGTTGACAATTTAACAGACAAGCAGCTTGATAGATTAGCTGAGCTAGATCACGGAGATGTTGAGATGATGCTCTACATGGAGGGTGTTGAACCAGGTTCTCCAGTGTACAGTGGCGCAGTGTCTACTCACGAAATTTTACGTGACTTAACAAGGTTATCAGATCAACTATTTGTTGGTGAAAAGTCTATGCGTGTTTTTGAAGGTAGCAAAAGAAGAGAGTTTATTCAAAACCGTATTGAGTTACTTCAAAAAGAAGCTCAAATCGCCGCTTTACAAGAGCAGATAAAGAAAAACCCTAACGATGGAGCGCTAAGGCTAAACAATGACGGTAAGATTATTGAGGCTAAAAAAGAAGCTAAAGAGCTTAGAGAAAAATCTGCAGAGCTTTTAGGTGAACATAGAGAAGCCGCTGAAGCTATTATAGAAGCTGAGCTAGCTGCAGCAAAGATTATAGCTGAAAAAGTCGGTGTAGAAAGTGATAGATTTAAAGTTTTAACTGACGCAGAATACAAAGACTTAGCTAAGAAAGAAGGGTTTGATCCTGATTCAGAAGCTTTTTACGATGCAGAAAAGCAGAGGGTAGTAATAAACAAAGAGCTAGCAGCTCAAATGGGTTCGTTTGGTGTTGGAGTACACGAAGCGATACACCATATACTAAAAGACTCTTTAAAATCCGTAGATAAGTACGGCCAAAGATTTGTAGATGCAGATGGCATGAAAATTGTAAATCAGTTTTTAGAGTCATTGCCTAAGAAAACAAGGGGTCTTATAGATAAAAGATTAAACGAAAACTACAGGTTTAAAGAGTTTACTACAGAAAAGTATAACGAGCTTTCTGAAGGTGAGAAGTTTATGTTTAAAGATGTTCAAGAGATTGATGGTGGGTATAGAGTAGAGTTTAAAGAGGAGTACTACAAAGAAGAAGCTGTTACCGCGTTTAGTGATTTATTAAAAGAAAAAGTAGTAACTTACGAAAAAAGTACTGGTCAAAAAATACAATCTTTATTTTTTCCTATAATTAATAAAGTATTTAAAAGCGCGTATAAAACAGAAGGAATAAGATCAATAAAAGCTGGTGAAGATTTATATAAGCTTGTTACAGACATGTATGAAACAAGTGAAATTGCTAAACTAGGCGTTAAAGTAGAAATTTCTAATATTGAGGCTAAAGGCAAGGCTACAAAAAAAGGTGCGGAATTAGGGAAAAAACATTTAAAAAGAGACTTTAAATCACTAGAAGGAGCTACTACTCCTAAAAGTAAATTTGAAGCTATTTCAAAGATTTTAAATAGTGTTTCTAAAGGAGCGAAGCTTAGTAAAGAACAGCAAGCCTTATTAGACAAAACACAACTAGAATTAAAGAACCAAGGATACGAGTTAAAGCACAAGCTTGGGGACAAGGTTAAAGAAGGAGATATAATCGACATCGAGAATGAGACTATTGAAGTAGAAGGTGGAGAAAAGGTTATTACAAGAGTCATTAGGCCAGCGATATTAAAGAATGGTAAACTAATACAGAAAGCCAAGGTTGAAGTTACAGTTGGTGGTCAACCAGGAAGAGTTGCTTATTCAAAAAGAGCAAGACTTAAGAAGGTAACGAAAGTAGAGCAACCATCGGATATAGTTAACAAATTTGCAGAAGGTGTAGAAACAAAATCAGAGTGGCTTGAAAGCAGTCGATGCTCTTAAGCCTGGTGGTGTAATATATAATCGTATTGCAGACAAGAGCAAAGGGCTAAGTAAAGAAAAGATCTCTGAGACTGTAAAAGAACTTAGAAGCAGGTTAGTTAACTTTGATCCGCAAGCTAAAAGAAGAACAGGGTCTGAGCAACCCATTACCTTTGATGAGTTTATTAACGCAAACATCGGTTTTGGTAAACTAGTTGCTGCTAAAGAGTTATTTAAGCAGTCTGAACAAGCGTCTAGAACTAAGAGAATAGACGAAACAACATCTGAGGGCAGGCAAATGTTTGAGCTTGAAGCAGATAGAGATACTAGATTAGAAGCTTTTGAAAATATGGACTTAAGTGCCGGCGCACAGGCTAGAAGAGCTAAGCTAAAAGAAGCTGGTAAATCAGAAACAGAAGGTCCAAGATCTAAAGTTAAAAAGCTATTATTGAAAAACAACAAGCTAGCAAATCCTGAGGCTTCAGTTAAAGAGTTTGAAAACAAGTTTAAAGCTTCGGTACAAAAAGCAGTAAGAACTGGAGGATATATAGGTGCTACAGCTAAAAATAAACCATTTGTTTTTAGAGACAACTTAGAAAAAACATTTGAAAACGATATGTTTAAGGATGTTAAAAACGCTCTTGGCACACGTAAAGTTTACGAAGACTTCGTTAAAAGTAAAGACTTTTTTGACGTAGTAAACGGCGTAGACATGAGACAGCTTATTAAAGCTAAAATGACGTTTGCTTATGAGCCTGTTATAGACCCTGCTACTGGAAAGCAGCAAAGAATGTCGACAGAAGAGATGCGAGAAGCTGGTTATCCTGAAAGATATGACTTTGGCGCAGCTCCTGGTAAGTTTAGAAAAAAGAACTTTACGCAACAAGATCTTATTGACTGGGCTGAAGGTAAAGGTATGGCTGGCTCTACAAAAGGAACGCGTAAAGACGCAATAGCTAGGGTGCTTTCTATTGAGGGAGCTAAAGACGCTATGCCAACAGCTTTGCGCAATCCGTTTGTTGAAGCGCTTGATAGAAATGGTAGACCTATACTTGAAGCTGACGGTACGCCTAGAAAAATAAACTTACTAGAAGACTTAAACTCTAAACAAGTAGAAACGTTAATGTTAACGGATCTAAAAGCTCAAGTACTAGACGTTGTAAATAGAAATCCTAACCTACAGTTTTCTAAAAAGACTGTTAGTGATTTTAACTTTAAAACAAAAGACTTAAGTATTAGTGAAGTAATAAACGAGCTAAAGAAAGCAGAAAACTCAAACATAAAAGATATTTATGATACTGTTACTTTAGCTAGACATAATATGGAGTTTATACCATACATAAAGTCTATTAGAGATAACTATTACGATAATAAAGATTTACACGAGTTAAAGCTAAAAGAATCTGATTTAAAAGGTGAGATGGAAGATGTTCGTGTTTTAAAAGAAATGGCTGTTACTGAGTCTGCTTTTAAAGACGTGTCAATTAAGTTTAACTTAGAGAATAAATCTAACCAAATATCTTTGCCGGGTAAAATAAGTGGTTTTGATGCTTGGACTATGGACCCAAAACAGTTAGAAGTATTTCAAAAAGAATATGGCGAAATTTTAGATTTGCTACCTTCATGGATGCTAAGCAATAAGCAGATCATGAACACCTTAATTACTACAGGTGGTCAAGGTAAGATTTATACCAGGATTGGTAAAAACAGCAAAGGCAACGATTCTCCGCGTGTTCAAAGAAAAGATAGCGGTAATTTAAATTATCAAATAGAAAATTACGGTAAAGAACTTAAAGGCATAGAGTCTAAAGCGCCTATGATTAAAAACAACAAAGGTAAAGAAGTTCCTTTGACAGACGCGTTTAAAGTAACTGATACAGGTAAATTCAAGAAAGAATACCGTAAATTCCAATTAGAAAACCAAAAGCTACTTGAGCAGGGAAGAGAGGCTGAATATTTATCAAAGTTAAAAAAGTTTGCTAATGATAAAATTGCTAAAAAAGGTTTTACTTTTGAACAAACGTATGAAGCTAATCAGCTTGTTAGAAACTCTGTAACAGAAGCTATGGTTAAAAGAGCCTTTGAGCAAGGCATAACAAACGCTGAGCGCACAGCTAGATTTGACGCAATACACAAGTTATTACAGATACAAACAAACATTGGTAACGGCGCGTTTAAAGGTTTAAATACTATAAGATACATTGATACTTCAAAAGCTCCTTCGCTAGAAGGTATTGAATATAACAGCTCTAAGGCTAGCGGATACCACGCAGAGCACGCGTTTTTTAATCTTGCACATACAGCTACGGTTTCTAAACTACTTTCCAAGTATAACAATACTAAGGGTAGTCAAGCTAGCAAAACAGAAAAGTTCATGGAGGAATATAAAAAGATTTCTCTTGATCAATATATTATACCTGAGACTTTAAGACAAATGAACGAAGGAGCTCAAGTAGACCCTAAGACAGGCGAGATAAAAGAGGTTAAAGGTAATACTGAGTTTGAATACCTTGGTAATGTTTATCCCGAGCTTAATGTTTTAGCTAATGCTCCTAAAAAAGCGTTTGAAATATTTGACATAAAAGAAGGTAAGTTTATGTCGGACCGCTTGCTGGATAATCTTAATGCCGGAGGAGAAGCTGCTAGAAAACTAAGTATATTAGCTGAAAGCCTAGACGTTATAAAGCAAGACAGAAATACTGTTGAAGCCGTTGACGCAGCCAACGAAGCTAAACTAGTTAAGTCTGGTTTTCACAGTAAAAAATCTGCTAAAGACCTAACGTTTAATGAGAAGAAAAAAGCTTTACAAAATATAAAGAAAGCTTTTGATAACGCGCGTAAAACAGACGGCAAGAAAAAAGGTATGTCAACATTTGACTTTGACGAAACAGTAGGTGTAAGCGAGAACTTTGTTATAGCTACAAAAAACGGTGAGACAAAAAGAATAGCTTCTCATGAATGGCCATTTGTAGGTGAGAGCTTAGTGAAAGACGGTTGGAAAATGGATTTTTCTGACTTTAATAAAGTTACAAAAGGAAAGCCTGGTCCTCTCATGACTAAGCTTAAAAACCAAATATCTAAGTTTGGACCTGACAATGTGTTCATACTCACAGCTAGAGCTCAAGAAAGCGCATCAGCAATACATGAGTGGCTTAAGACTCAAGGTGTAAACATACCTTTAAAGAACGTAACTGGACTAGGCAATAGCGCGGGTGAAGCTAAAGCTGCTTGGATGGTTGAAAAATACGCTGAAGGATACAATGATATGTACTTTGTTGACGACGCGATGCCTAATGTTGAAGCTGTTAAAAAAGCTTTGGATCAGCTTGACATTAAATCAAAAGTTAGGCAAGTTCAATATTCTAAAAAACAATCTCTTGATGCTGATTTAAACAAATTACTAGAGCACTCGTTTGGTATTGATGCCGCAAAAAAATTCAGCAAAGCAGAAGGACGTATGAGAGGTCAATCGGCTAAGCGTAGAAAAATATTCTTACCAGATTCTGCCGCTGATTTAGGTCTGTTACTAGAGCCTCTATATGGTAAAGGTAAAAAAGGTATTGAAAACAAAGAGTGGTTTGAAAAGAATTTTTACAGAAAATTTGAAAGAGGCATTAACAGCTATAATACGGCAAAGCAAAGAATATCTAACGAATATATAGCGCTTAGAAAATCTAGCAAGGATGTAGTTAAGGGTCTTAGTAAAGATATACCAGGCACAAACTTTAGCCACGACATGGGCGTAAGAATATACATATGGAATAAAGCTGGTTTTAAAATACCTGATCTTGCTGAAACAACTAAAAACACTATATTAGAATATATTGAACAATCACCTAAGTTTAAGGCTTACGCGGAGTCTGTATCTAAAATTAGTGGTATTGAAACTGGATTAAGAGAGCCTACAGCTGAGTGGTGGGCAGAAACTATAGCTACAGAGCTAAGCGACGCTAACAGAAGTGTTGGAAGAAAAGAATACTTAGCTGATTTTATAGAAGCTAGAAAGCAAATATTTTCTGAAGCCAACTTAAATAAAATGGAGTCTAAGCTTGGTAAAGACTGGCGTGAAAACATTGAAGACATGTTCGATCGTATGGAAAGCGGTAGAAGTAGATCTGAAAAATTAACTGGTATTACTGGTGATCTCGTAAACTATCTTAATGGATCTGTTGGTGCAATAATGAACTTTAACACAAGATCTGCAACGCTGCAGTTGTTATCGACAGTTAATTTCATTAATGCAACATTTAACAACCCTGCAAGAGCAGCTCAAGCGTTTGCTAATCAAAAGCAGTACTGGAAAGACTTTATGACTATTATGAACTCTGACATGCTAAAGCTTAGGAGAGATGGTCTTCAAATAAACGTCACAGAGGCTGAGCTCGCTAGCGCTGCTAAGGGCACTAAAAACCCTGTTAAAGCAGTCATGGCTAAGCTTATAAAAGCTGGTTATTTACCCACTAAGTTTGCTGACAGTTTTGCTATAGCAGCTGGTGGAGCAACATACTATAGAAACTCTATACGTAAATACATGAAAGAAGGCATGAGTAAGGCTGAGGCTGAAAAACAAGCGTTTTTAGATTTCCAAGCTATCGCAGAAAAAACTCAGCAATCTAACAGACCTGATCTTATATCTCGAGAGCAAACAACGCTAGGTGGTAGACTTATACTTCCGTTTGCAAACACACCTCTTCAGATGAATAGATTAGCTGCAAAAGAAATGTTAGACATTGCAAAAGGTAGATACAAAAACAAAGCAGAGTTAACAGAAAAACTAGGTAAAATAGGTTATTACGGTTTTGTTCAAACGGCTATATTTGCAGGTCTTTCATCAAGCGCTTTTGCGTTAATGATGAATAGTGAAGATGAAGACGCTATAAAAGAAAAGCAAACAAGAGCTCGTGATAGCTGGATGGATTCAACGCTTAGAGGTATGGGTATAAAAGGAGCTGTACTAAACGGAGTTGTTAATGCTGTTAAAGAGTTTGGCACACAAAGCGAAAAAGGTTTTGGGGCTGATTACAGTGAGGTTGCAGAAGATCTATTGAACATATCTCCACCTATAGGTTCTAAGTTCAGAAAACTTGATCAAGCAGGTAATATATATAAGTATAATAGAAAAGAAATAGACGATCAAGGTATTGAGTTTGATCTTGATAGCCCTGGCTTAGAAGCATCATTGTTAACTACTGAAGCTATTACAAACATACCTGTACATAGATTCCATAGAAAAGCAACTAATCTTAGAAACTTAACAGATTCTGATTTTGAAATTTGGCAAAAGGTGTTGATGGCATTAGGTTGGAGCTCTTGGGATGTAGCCCCTGATGTTGCTAAAGAAAAAGCAAAAGAAAAGAAAGGTGGAACCAAAGAAAATAAAAAACAAGAAAAAAAGCCTTTTAAAATAATTAATATAGATAGATAATGAAAAGAATACTATTATTAACTTTACTGCTTTTTGCTGTAAACCAGCTACAAGCTCAAGAGGTAAAAAAAGCTTTTAAGTTTTCTACGTTCTATGCAGCTGTTAATGGAGGTAACTCTGTATCAGATCAAACTATATACTCTGTTACTAATGGATTAACTCAAGAAACCGTAGCTACTCCGTTTGACTATAGCTTATCTATGGGTGTGCGTAAGATCGCTAGATTCGGGTATGAAAATAGAGCTCAAGCTTTTTATGACGGATCAGAAACATCTTGGTCTGCTGACGCTAACATAGGTAAGCGCAATGGCATAGAGTTTCTTGGAGAAGTTACATACGAAAGACAGCAGGGTAAAGAGTTCTTTAACCAGCATCACTTTTTTCGCTACATCGGAGACAAAGTTATGGCAAAGGTTGAGTACCTTGAAGACGGGTTTGCAGACATTGAGTACTTTGAAGGATCACAGCGATTTCGACTTAAGCTCGGCAACAAGTTTTCTTTGCACGCGGGTGTCGCGCAACGTATCTCAGAACCTTACGGGTATGATCCACTTGAAGAGTGGAAGCTGGAAACAGGAGACATACACTATACTTACCTCGCAATTGAAGAAGGATATTCACACAACCTTACTACGGGCGAGTACCTCGCTCCTGATGGAACAGTCGTTGCGACAAACACTGAAGTTTGGGAGGCAGTCACTATCCCTAGCATCTTATCTGAATACACTGCTAGAAAAAGAAATGAACTCTCTCGTCAATGGAATTACTCAGTGGTTGCCGGCTTCGACTTCTATCACTTTACAGACGACTTCTGGTTCCACTCATGGGGAAACGTTTTACCCTACCATTACGACACTGGAGGTGAGTATATGTATCACAATACAGTAAACGGACAATGGCTTGATTACTCAGGCGGTTTGATATTTGGACACAGATTCAACAAACACTTAGGTGTATTCTTAGAAGGTAGATATTATAAGTACTGGAATAGAGAGTGGTACAACTTTAAGTGTGGAGCAAACTATGTAATCTTCTAAGATATGGCGTACACTCAAAAAAATAATCCAATACCAGTAACATCTTGCGGTAGGCGTAGAGCAGGCGGCATAGGACAAGGATTTAATTCGCCTATTAAAATGGTTGACGAATCACCGCTTGAAAAAAGAAAGCGTAAACGTAAACCTGATGTTAGAAAAACAACTAAAGGTAAAAGCCGTAACTTTCGTACAGTAAAAGAAGGTGCAGGTATGACAAAAGCTGGGGTACGTAAGTACAAGGCTAAAAACCCTGGAAGTAAATTAAAAACAGCTGTAACTGGTAAAGTAAAACCAGGTAGTAAAGCTGCTAAACGTAGAAAATCGTTCTGCGCTAGATCAAAAGGTTGGACCGGTGAAAGAGGTAAAGCAGCTAGACGTAGATGGAAATGTTAGAATCATGGCATTTAAAATGAAATCACCGCTAAAAGCGTGTTGGAAACGTTACGTGCAAAAAGGCATGAAGAAAAAAGGTAATCGCATGGTGCCAAATTGCGTGCCAAGAAAAAAGAAAAAGAAATAATGGCTTTTAAAATGAAATATAAAGACTTGCAAGAAGTTGTAGATCAACTTAAAGGCGCGGTTAAAGCACACGGCAAGCAGGCTAAAGTAGTAGAAAACCACATTAAAGAAATGCAGTCTCCTGCTAAAATGATGTCTCCTTTAAAAGGTAAAATTAGCGGTCCGTGTAAAACAGCCGCTAAACGTAAGTTTAAGGTGTGGCCTAGTGCTTACGCTTCTGGTTGGGGTGTAAGGTGTACTAAAGCTGGTGGACCTAGTAAAATGGGTAAAAGTAAAAAGAAAAAGTAATGGCTTTTAAGCAGTTAAATAATCCTTTTAAAAAACAAAAGGGTGGAGGTACTAAAAAGACGTGCTTACCTGCTGCTAAGATTAGAAGCATGAGTAAGTCTGAGCGCGATAAGCTTGTAAGAGCTAAGCGTAAAGCTGCTAAAGGTGGTAAGTATAAAAGATCTAGTAAAACAAATGTTAAAGGCGCTCGTAAAAAAGGTGCTACATTAAGAGATTGGTTTCAAAAAGAAGACTGGAGACAAGTTAATGATCCGAGTAAAAAGTGTGGAGAAAAATAAAGTAAAATGGCAAAACAAATAGGTGAGGATACTAAAGTAACATTAGACCTTAAAACAATTGGCATGGCAGGTGCTGGACTAGCAGCCTTGATCGGTTTATATTTTACGCTACAAGCTGATATAGCTTTAGCTAAAGAACTACCTGAACCGTTGCCTCCAGATGTAACTCGCATGGAGTTTGATATGAAAGATAAACTGGTGCGTCAGACTATTATGACTACACAAGAAGACGTGTCTGAGCTTAAAGAAGATCTTGATCGTATCGAAGAAAAAATTGATAAACTAAAGTAATCATGGAAACAGATACAATGAACTGGAAAACTACACTAGTATACGCGCTGTTGTTAGTCATAATGCTTATCGGTGGAATGTCTGTTAGTGCTCAGAACCTATGTGGTAGTGATATTTGTGTAGTTCAATTTAATGCTAGCTGGAACGCTAGCAATAACGTTGACTACTTAGAAAAACTTACAGACTGTGAAATTATGAATGTCAATATTGACGAGGGTAGCTATCAAAGTGATTATAAGATAGTTGTAGTACCTACTATCATAGTCTTTAATGGCAAAGAGGTAGAGAGGTTTCAAGCAAATATAATGATGGAGATGGAAGCTACTAAGAAAGATGTGCAAGGGGCGATTGACGAAATAATATATAGTGATTTTTAAATGAAGAATTTTTTATTAGCTTTATTGCTAGCTCCGCTAGCCTTATTTGCTCAACCTGAAAACGCTAGTTGGTTAAACGTTACCGTTCAAACAGATAACTACGGCGGTGAATCGTCATGGGAGATAATTAACGCGGACAGTAATACTGTTGCTGTAAGTCCACCACTGGCAGACAACAGCTTAACAAACATGATGATCTTCTTACCTGCCGGTGAGTATAGTTTTATTATGTACGACTCCTTTGGTGATGGTATATGTTGCTCGTTTGGTAACGGGTTTTATGGTATAACAAACAACTGTGGGCTTGAAGAGTTTAACTACGAGTTTGATGTAGCTATAGATACAATACCTTTTGTGCTAGACCCTTGCTTACCCGTATTGCTTGGTTGTATGAACGAGGCAGCTGATAACTATAATCCTTGGGCTAACCAAGATGATGGTAGTTGTGAGGTACTTGAGTGCGACTCTCTTGAAACACAAGTGTCTATGTCTCTGACTCTTGACACGTGGCCTGGTGAAACTGGTTTTAATATAGTTAACTTATCTGATGGTCAGTTGTATGAACAAGTTATACCTGGTGAGTTTGACTTTGGCGATCAGCTAGTTACCTACACATATGACTTTTGTGTAGCATTAGGTTTTGAGTTAGTGCTAATAGATGAATTTGGTGATGGGCTAAACGGCTCTGCATCAGGAGGTGAAGACGGAGCTTGCGTTATTACAGCTTGCGACAGCGTTATATGGGAGTTAGAAGATCTAGCGTTTACAGAATTTACTGGTAACACAGAGTACTCTGGACCTATATTTACTGAGCCTTGTCCACCAGCACCAGACGTACTTGGTTGTATGGACGATGACTATGTAGACTATGATCCACTAGCTACAGTTCAAGACACGTGTCAAACGTTACACACGTGGGGTTGTTTAGACCCAGAGTCTTTTAACTATGATAGCTTAGCTACTATATCAGACAATAATAGCCCTTGCGCTATAACTGTTATGATAGAAGATGATGGTGGTGATGGTTGGGGTAACTCAAAGCTAGGCATGGTTCAAGGTGATCAGCAGTGGCTGTTTACTATGGGACCTGGACAGTTCAGCGAAGAGTGGGTTATTAACTTAGACTCTGATGAAGAGGTTAAGCTATATTACTTTCAACAAGGTAATGCTCAACAATCAGCTCAGGAGTTAGCCTTTCAAACATTACATAACTCTGTGTTGATTACTAATGCAGCGGGTGATACGTTATTATCTGAAGGTACAAATCCTTTTTTTAACAACGGGCAAGGTGCATTGCAACCATTTAAAGCACCTAGTTGGCCAACATATAGCTTTGAGCCTTACTGTGGTGATAGCTGCGAACCATACTCATATGGCTGCACAGATGATCAAGCACAGAACTACAATGCTGAAGTAAACACGGAAGATGGCAGTTGTTATTACCAAGCTGGTTGTACTCAAGCAGGTTACTTAGAGTATTACACTCAAGGATATGAAGCTGATTTTGATAATGGTAGCTGTGATACTCTAGCGGTATTTGGCTGCATGGATAATACGGCTTACAATTATAATCCAGAAGCAAATGTAGATAACGAAGGTTGTATACCTGTAGTACTAGGCTGCACGAACCCACTTGCTTTTAACTATAACTCGGCTGCTAATACCGACGATGATAGCTGTATACCTTTCGTCTACGGTTGCACAGACGCAACAATGTTTAACTATGATCCGGAAGCTAATGCTGAAGACGGCAGTTGTATCGCTTACATTTATGGCTGTACTGATAGCAACGCCTTTAATTATGATCCGCTGGCTAATACTGACAACGGTTCGTGTGAAGAAGTAATCATTGACTGTATGGACCCAGCTGCTTACAACTACAACGAACTAGCAAACGAAGCTGCTAGTAACTGCTTATACGCGGCTGACTGTGTTACAGGTCCTGGTAATCCTTACTGGTTAAATGATATGTGTTATGCTTGGGTAATACAAGCTGACCCATATTGCTGTGATGAAGGCTGGGATGCTACATGTCAGCAAACTTATAACTACTGTGAAGCAACAGGCATTGAGGCTATATTGGCTGGAGATGATTTAGTAATATACCCAAACCCAGTTAATGACGTATTAAGCATAAATCAAAACGCTGATATAACTGTATACGATTACTCTGGGCGTATGATAGCATCTAAAAACAATACTAATGCAATAGAGGCATCTTTATGGGCTTCAGGAATGTATACTGTGTGTATAGCATACAATAATAGAACTATTGTAAGAAGAATAATTAAGGAATAAAGTATGGACAAAATAAGTGATCATATAAGCTATAGAGAAGCAGTTAAAAGTAATACTGCCACTAGACGGGGTATTGACAATATACCTGACGTAGAACAACTTGAAAACATGAAGCTTATAGCTGAAAAAGTATTTGAACCTCTACGCGAGTTTGTTAAAGGTCCGATTAAAATAAATAGCTTTTACAGATCGCCGGAGCTAAACGTGGCTATAGGTGGTAGTAAAAAGTCTCAACACTGTAACGGCCAAGCAATTGATCTTGACGATACATATGGACATAGAACAAATGCGTCTATGTTTACATTTATTAAAAATCATTTAGACTTTGATCAAATTATATGGGAGTTTGGTGATGATAAAAACCCAGCGTGGGTACACGTTAGCTACGTTTCTGAAGAAGACAACAGGCATCGTTGCTTAAAAGCATATAAAGAAAACGGTAAAACAAAATATAAAGTAATATAACATGGCAACTACAACAGCTACAATTACGCTATCAAGTACTGACTTGTTGTCAGACGAGTTAGCTTTAACAACCACAGCGACGCTTCACGCCGCGGACTCAGCGACTGGTTTAACTCAGGCTTCTGGTTTAAGTAGAAAAAAACTAGCATCAGGTCACGCAGAATACACTCTGTACGACGGAAGCGCATATACAGCAGATAAAGCTCATAAGGTTTATCTTAAAAACACTTCATCAACAGCAGCGGAGTTTTTTTTACTAACAGTTAACGCTGAGGTAGTAGGAAGACTTTACGCAGGTGATTGGGCTTTATTTCCTTGGTCAGCTCACGACAATGATTGTGATATTAAAATAGACCCTAGTGCAGCTGACATGGTACTAGAGCACATGCTATTCGTCGACGAATAATAACAACTAAATAAATAATTAAAATGGCAACTACAGCAACGATTACGTTAACTAGTGCAGACATTGCTGGAGACCCAGTTAATGTTTCTAAAACAGCGACCTGTACAAAAGCAGGCGCAACAACAGATTTAGATCAAACAACTGGATTAAATAGAGTCCATTTAAGATCTACAACAAACAAAGTATTACTTGCAGCTAATGCAGAAGGTAATGATTTATCAGCTAAAGTTTATATTATAAACAAAGCTACAGATCCAACTCTTTACGTTACTATTACTATTAACGCGCAGACTATTGGTAAACTTTACGCAGGTGACTGGATGTTTATTCCATGGAGCCAGACAGATTCGTCGGCTGATATCGAAGTAGCAGCAACAAACTGGACAGCATCTACAGGTGACATACCTGTTGAGTACGCTTTATTTCACGAAGATACAGACTTTTTAACTAACGCATAATAACTAGAAAATATGGCAACAACAACAGCAACAGTAAGCATAAGCAGCGATATTACAGACAGCACGATAAATGTGTCTAACACTGCGGCGCTAAACACAGCTGGAACTACAACTGGCCTCAACACTATGACGTCAGTTACAAAAGTACTAGCTAGTACAAATCAGGTAGATTTAATTACTACTGGCAGCGTGTCAACAACTCACGCTTACGTGTATATAAACAACCCGTCAACAGATCACACTGAATACTTCAATATCACTATCGGCAATGCAGGTGGTGGTTCAGCTACAGATACTGAGGAAATTGGTAGACTGTACGGTGGAGACTGGATGTGGTTTCCTTGGGATGTTGATGATGATATTTGCATCACGCCAAGCGTAGCAACTGATATGACTGTAGAGTATCAAGTATTCTCATAATATAGTAACCCATGCCTACCAAAAGTCAATACGTTGTTGGTGACACTAATACAACATTGTTAGAAGCTGGCACAGCAAGTAAAGTAAAATCAATTATTTTTGTTGGTTTTTACGAAACAGAGGTGCAGCTTGTTGATATACGCATGGGTAGCACTCAATATATTTGTAAGAACCTAAAAGTTAACGGAGGATCGACTCTTATTATAGACGATCCTTCGTTACTAACTTATGATACTGATACTTTAGATCTTGTATTAAACTTTACTAGGGATGGCAGTGCTTCAAGTACTACTGCATATGTAACTGTCAATTGGATTTAAATGAGATTTTTAGAACCATTTGGTCAACATACATTTCATCACGCAGCTGAGTTTTTAGAAGGAACTGTTGTAATTAAAAACTTAAACGACAGTGACGGCGACGGTGGTAGTTATTCTTTTCAAGTTAATGACACTGGAAGCATAATAACCACTATCAGCTCTTCAGAAGATGTAAACTGGTTTAACCTTAACTCAACGCAGGGTAGTAGCGCAGATGGAAACGACCCATATAGAGCTCCTGCTTTAATATTTAGTAAAACCGCTACAGATGTAGATGGTCAAAAAGAAGGTGCTATATTTTTTGGTAGCTCCGGCGTTGGTGGAAGTGTTGCTAGTATTGTTGGATGGCACCACGATGTTTCTGATTTTGAAGGTGCAATACAACTTGCTGTAAGAACTGAAGGTACTTCAAGTGGTTCTACTCCATACGTTCTTGCAGATTGGCACGGTAGCGAGGTACATATAGACGATGAAACAAATTATGGTGCCGGTAACGTTATTAAAGGATACGCAAACGGTGCTGGCATAGTTAATGTTGATTTAGGTATTGGTGCTTCTTCTACAACTACTCTAGCTGGTAATGCTTATATAACGTCTAATATAGAACTAGGACATGCTTCAGACACTACAATATCTAGATCGTCGGCTGGTGTAGTTCAAATAGAAGGTAGCACGATTGCAACAGCGGCTAATCTCGCAACTTTAGTAACTGATTTACATGGAGCTGGAGTTGATGGTGCTGCTAATCAATTGCTTACTGATGATGGTGACGGAACTGTAACATCTGAATCTACTTTAACGTGGGACGGTTCTATGCTTACTGTGTCAGCCGTCGATGATCCTAACGAACCGGTAATAAAAATACGCCAAACAGATACTACTTCTTTACCGCTAACTGGTGGTGAGCTTAGGTTTGATACTGATAGAAACTCAGGAGGCGAAGGTCTTGGTAATAATAATGATATGCTTGGGTTTATTACCTGGCGAGGCCATGATAATCAAGCTGGTGGGGCTGCTGAAGAATCTATATTTGCCAAAGCGCTTGCAACCGCAGTAAACGTAGCGAACAACGCCGAAACAGGTAAGTTAGAACTACAGGTGCTTAACCCAGGTGGCTCATTAACCACCGGCTTGTCTTTGCAAGGTCTCGGCGCTGCCGGTCATATAAACGCAACAGTAGGTCAAGGCACTCTTAGTACAGTTACTATTGAAGGTAATCTTAACGTAGGCGGTCACAGCGTTAATGATATAGATATAACCTCTGAGGCTAGTGACGCTGATGACCACTTAATGACTGCTCTTGCTATAAAGAATAGAATTGAAGACTATGGGTTAACAAGCAGTGGATTAGCACTTTCTTCGGCTACGTCAGATTTACCTACCATAACACTAACAAATAGCAATACAGACGCAAATCCTTCAGTCTTTACATTTCAAAAAACAGCAACAGGAGCAGATAATGATGTTATTGGAAACATAAATTTTATTGCGGACAATGACGCAGACGAGGCTATAACTTATGCTAAAACCTCAGCGGCAATCAAGGACGCTAGCGATACAGACGAAGCTGGTCAATATGTAGTTCAAGTTGCTACAAGTGACGGCAGTACGTCAACACTGCGAAACGCTTTATTTGCCGAGGGAAGTCCTTCTGCTGATGATGTAGATGTAACTATCGGACATGGTTCTACTTCAACAACTACTATAGGTGGTAACTTAAATGTCAATGGCACAGATCATGCTTTTACTTCTTCCACTGATAACAAACCAGTCGTTACTTTAAGTTGCGGAGGTACTGCTCAAGTTGGGTCATCACTTGTTTTCAAAAGAACTGCCACTGGAGCAGATAACACGGACATAGGAACGATCAGTTTCCAAGGTAAGAATGACGCAGATGAGGATATATACTATGCTCATATGTGGGCTGATACAGCCGACGCTAGCGATACAGATGAAGCTGGCACGTTTAATATTCAAGTTGCTTGTAGTGATGGTAGTACATCGAGCTTACAAAACGCGTTTAGCGCAACAGGAACAACTCCAGTTTCTTTCCAAACTGAGGTAGATGTTAATATAGGCCATGGTGAGTTTTCTAAAACCAATATAGCTGGAAGTATGACTATAGGTGGCGCAAATACGCAAGGCGACACTTTTAGTATTACAGCAAATTCTCCAACTACTACTGGCAACAACGGAGCGACATTTAAAATCTTAGGTAGTGACGGTAATGGAACAAATAAAAACGGTGGCTCTTTAGAAATTGTAAGTGGAGCTAGTACTGGAACTGGTACAGGTGGTAGCATAAGATTGAATGGAACCGCGCCAGGATCGTCAGGCAGCTCGGTCAACGCGAATACTAGTCGATTTGAATTCGTAGTTGGAAACACGACTCCTTATTTAGACATAGGTCCTCAAAGCCTTGGTGTTAGATCATTTATTGATTTTAATAGTGAAACTTTTGAAAACTCGATTCCAGATGGCGGAGACTCGAGGCACTCTACCACACTTAGATACGCTCCAGCAGGAACTCAAGGCTCGTTAGGAGTTGGGGAAATATATTTCTTGCAAACCAACGGGTCTTGGGCTCAAGCAGACGCTAGCGCAACGTCTACTGGAGCAACTCAATTGCTAGGAGTTATTGCAAGTGGTGGCGCACTTCCAAGTAAAGGAGCTATATTAGAAGGTTTTATAAGAATACCATCAAACTCAATACTAAACACCCCAGGGTCTGGAGCTGTTGATGGTCTACCTGTTTATGTGTCTACTACGGCAGGGCATTTTGATTTTACAGCACCATCGGGTAATGACGAATATGTGAGATGCGTAGGTTACGCTCTTGATGACCATAGTGGTGACGTGTTAGTTTATTTCAAGCCTGACAACACGTTTGTTAAGATCACTACGTAATGCCTACTACAACTTCCTTTCCTAGCTCCGTTAGTACAAACTCTGTTAATGCAAATAATACATTTGCTGATGATGGAACCAATACTAGCGCGATTTTCTCGACTACATCTGCAATTACATGGTCTGGCTTTTCGAGTTTATCAATACCATCTGGCGCTACTATAAATGGGATAACTATTAGTGTAGAAGCTAGCTCAAACTCGTTTGGTGTTTCACCTCAAATTAGAGTGTACAATGGTACATCATATAGTTCTTCAGTAGCAGCTAATACGTGGCCAAGTAACAAAGCGGTAGGTGTACACACTTTTGGAGGTGCTAGTGATTTATGGGGATTGTCTTGGACACCTACTACTGCAGCTGGAATATCTTTTGAGTTTGCTTTTAGCTACATGACTTCAGGGAGAGTTATGTTTGCTGATTATATAACCATAACCGTTACGTATACAACCGGTTCATCACCAACGGTTCATACAGTAAATACTGTGGCAGAAGCTAATATAGCTACTATAAAAGGCGTGGCTCACGTAAATATAGCGGAAATAAATACTGTAACATTTGATTAAACATTGACGCTAACACTAACGTATACTTGTGTATAGCATATATATAAAAAAAGGGGAACCGCAAGGCTCCCCTTTTCTGTATCCGGTAGTTTAGGTTATGTAACCTCACACGATCCGCCTGAGCAAGCTAGCTCACCAGAAAGATCTGTATTATCCTCGGTCTCCATTACATTTGATAAGTCAACAGTATCTAGTGACTTAACCATTTCATTAAATTTAGTTTTAGTAATGTCTTCAAATGGAGCTTGAGTATATGTACCACCGTCGTATGGTAGAACAGATAAACCGTTATAGTATTCTCTGTTTTTCCACATCCACTCACCAGCCTCA